ATCTCATACGTGCTGCCGCTGTAAACGACCCGGTCTTTGACGGTGATAGCCTGGTCATACTTGATGTGCATGATGAACCGAACCGCCGTCCCGATGGCTGCATTGATCGGCCCTTCCGCGCCGCCAGAAACCGGCTCGTCCATCCGGCAGGCCACGCCCGTCGCCAGATTAGCCCACGACGAGCTAATCCCCCCCTGCGCGTCCTGCGTCACAGTCGCGCGCGAGATGGTGCAAGAATCAGGCAGAAAATCGTCTGCCGTGTCCCGCATCGAGGCGAGTTCTGCCGCCGATAACGTCATTGCGCGTCCGCGTCCTCGCTGATTTCGTCAGCCAGCGCGCCCAGATCGGCGGGCGGCTGATCAGGCTTGCGCCCGAACGCCCCGCGCTTGGACGGCGCATGTTCCTCCACCTCTTCGTAGCAGTGGTCTTTCAGGAACGCGATCCGGTCTTCGTTGCTGTCTTCCACTTCGTCGTATGGCTCGCGCGTGTTACGCAGTTTCATGTCATTTCCTTTCCAGACAGAACAACCCAAACTTCTCGTCAAGCGGGCGAATAGCGCGCACATCGAACCATTGTTCAACGCGCGCCAATGCCGCGTTGATGTCGCCTAGCTCGTGGTGATACTCGCCGACGATCCAGTGGAAGGCCGTCAAGTCGCGCTCCGGCGCGTTATTCAGAATGTCGAACTCGCCGCCTTCACAATCCAGCTTAAGCACATCGATTCTTGGATGCGAGACGTTGGTGACGCGCCCAAATACACCCTTGAGCGTGATCATCTCGCCCTCATACTGCCGCCGGATTGTCCACCCGCCCCCGCGCGGATTAGGCGTCTCGCGTCTTACCAGCGTGGGGCCGCCCGTTGAAAGCGGGCTGATCACCATGTCATATTCGCCGGGCGTGTAGCCGCACATGCCTTCGACAACCATGATGCTGTCGGCGTTCGCCCCGTTGCAGTTTTTCCGCAGCAACGCGGCGTTCTCCGGCATGGCCTCAATCGCCACGATCCGCGCATTCGGGGATTGCTGTTTGACAAACAATGACCACGCCCCGATATGCGCCCCCACGTCAACCGCCCGCTTGATCTGCGAGTAGTCGATCAAGTCCGGGAAGTATTCAATCTGCGCCGTGCGCGCCACAGCCTCATCCTGCTGGGTGCGAACTGTCAGCGTGACGCCGTTCACGTTGATTTGCCGCGGTTGGCTCAATTCGCGCGCCAATCGCCACTCCTGATGCCCCCTGGCCTCTTCCGCGATGCGCGCCAGCGTGGGCCGCATGTAGCCGTCGAACACCTTGTCGATGTCGTATGCCAGCGCGCCCGTGCGGGCGGCCTCGCGCCGCTGCCCATCCTCGCGCTTCTGATACGCCTCTTCCAGCGCCTCCACCAGCGCGTCGATAGACGGCCTTTTCCAGTACCAGCCGCTCATAGCGGGGTACACCGCGCCTTCAACCGCCGTCCCCGAAAACACCAATTCTGGCATCGAAGCGTAGTCGGTCACGATAACCGGGCATCCCGCCGCCTGAGCTTCCACAATCGGCAGTCCGAAGCCCTCCATGTGCGAAGGGTGCAGCAGCACATCGGCGGCGTTGTAGGCGTCATTCAACCAGCCGTCCGGGATCATCCCGTTGGCGTAGTAATACTGGTTGGGATAATCCAGAACGCCGTCCGGCAATCCCAGCGCCTTGATGTCGTGCATCACATTCACGCCATTCTGCCCGCTCGCCATGCGGGTGTGCAGGTACAGCGCGCTGTCCGGGTGGCGCTCGTGAAAAATCTTGAATGCCGCCAGCCCCTCGTAAAAGCCTTTGCGCGGCGGGTCGATGTGATTGGCTCCCACCATGACGGCGAGAAACTTGTCGCCGAGTTCCCAGTCGTAGCCCCGCCCGACCCGATGGTTGTCCGCCCGTTCCTGAACGCGCCCGCGCGCCTCAACTCTGTCGATAGGCTTGTAAACGTTCGTGTCAACGCCCATCGGCAGGTAGATCGGGTCGAACCCCGCCTCGCTCAGAACGCGCATCCCGAACCGCGACGGCGTGGCGATCCAGCGTGGACCGCCTTGCATGGCCGCGAGGTCTTTCGGGCGCAGCGGCTCGCACTCGACCATTTCCCACACCGCGTGAGGCTGCCCGCCGATAGTGTCATGGTTCAAGCCCCATGCGTTGAACAGCATGAAGCTGTAATCCGCCTGTGTCCATTCCATGTGCAGCGGGTAGGCGTCGTTGCCGTAGAAGTCGTCCATCGATGCCAGCGTAAGAATGCCATTCCTGTCGGCGTATGGCTCGCCCAGTGGGTCGCCTAGCGCCATCATGACCACCTCATAGCCCGCCTGTTTGACGCGCGGCAGCATCAGGTTCGTTTGACGGCTGAACCCCAGCTTGGCATTACGCCCGGTAGAAATCCACAGGATGCGTGTCATACCGGGTCACTCTCGATGTCATCTGAGTAGGCGTCCACGCGAGTCACGCTGTCGGTTGACACGCTACCCGCGCTGCTGCCATACTCGTCTCGCCACTCCTTAGCCAGCTTAGCAAACTTGTCCGTCGCGCTTGACCGCCTGAAGCTCTGGCCCTCGGTTGTAAAGTCGTAGCGGTTGGCCCATATCGAGGCTAACGCCTCAAAGCACGCCGCGACGGCTCGCTGCCATGATCCCTCATTGGTGATCAGCCCAGCGAGTTCCTCGTCTGTGAAGTTCGTGCCGCTTGGCTTTGGCCCCGACCCGCCGACCGTGTCCTGCATGTAAAACCGCACTTTCTCACGGTCTGACGAGAGGTCGCCCGCATAAGTGAACGTCATCGCTATTCCTCGTAGATGATGGTGATGTCCACCGTCTCGGCGCTGTCACCCTGCGCGATAGTCGCCTTCACGATATCCGCCACAGGCTGCGGCTCGTAGATTGGGCGTGTGCCGTCATAAGTGACCGCCGCCCCTGCCGTGTCGTGAACCGCGATGCGCGGGTAGTACCATGCGTCCGTCGCCGAGTCGACTTTAGCGAGGATGGTTTGAACAGGCGCTTCATTGGTCGCCAGCGTGACATCCGTCGTCGTCCCGCCGCCCGACGAATGGTTGACATGCACCGCCAGAATGCGGCCCGCGATAGGCTGTGAGTAGCCTGTCCCTACTGCTGACCCGTCAACGCCCACCAGCGTGATGGTTGGAATCTTCACACGTCGTATCATAGGGTTTCCTCCGGGGGAGGGCGAACAACCCTCCCCCGATTGTCTCGCCTAACTCTCGGCTTCTTCAGCCACTTCGACTGCCTTGGTTGGCGCGTCGGCATATTCCACAATGCCGTCGTAGAATTTGTTTTCGGCGTCCGCCTCAGTCAGTTCAGCGACATCCCCCGGCTCATAAGGGGGTTCGCCCAATACAAACTTGACAGTGACCATTGGTTAATCCCCTTTTAGGTGTTGACCGCGATACCGACGCCGCCGCCAGTAGCGGGGGCAGGCAGCTCGTGATACAGATACGTCACGGTGTCCGCCCAGCCTGAACCAACGCCGACCAACATGCAGTTGCCCTTCAAGATCACATAGTGCGTGCTGCCCGCCGGGATGTTGAAAGCGTCCGTGATCCCGGTAGCGTAGTTCACGGTGTAGTTGAAGAACAGGCAGTTATCGAAGATGGTGTCTCGCAAGTCAACAGTCGAGTCAATCTTGACCAAAAACTTGCCAGCCGTTTCGCTGTACGAGCGAAAGTCGCAGTGAACAAACCGATTGCGCGGCCCGGACACAACCAACTCGGCGTTAGCCGCCGTGCGGATAACAGTGTCCAGCCCGACAGTGCAATCGACAAACTTGTTCTCTGCACCGCTTACTTTGAGCGAGTAGCTGCCTGAGCGCGTCGCTGGCCCGGAGGCCGTCGCGTCACCCATGCCCGCGATAAAGCAGTTCTCGAAGTAGTTTCGGTTGCCAGATACCAGCCCGCACGCGCCGTCCGCCGCGCTGTCTTTGCCGTCGAAGAGCTGGATGTTCTTCATCACGCATCCATTCCCCGACAGGGTGAACAGGGTTGCCAGATCATTCGCTGCCGTGTTCACGATGCGGCAGCGCTGGCCCATGCTGATCGGCGTGCTGATGCCGACCAGATGGGTGTAACTCTTGCTCCATACGATGCCCGCCGTCGGATTGCTGGCTGTCGGCCCGCCGATAAACACCACCACGTCGTTCTGATTGGCAGTTGTTTTAGCGTAGGCTGTCGCCACATCCGCGACGGCGGTTTGAACTGTCTCGCCATCATTGGCGTTGTTCCCATTGGCCGGATCGACGAAGTAGACCTTCGACAATGGGCCAAATGGGATGCCCGGCAAAAGCGGGACACCGCCGAGGGCGTAAACCATGTCAGAAAATGCGGTCATAGTATGCCCCCTTTAGGACGGGTTATTCCCGTAAACCCAGCGGAAATCGGACCAGCCGAGACTGTAGCGCATGTAAGCAATCCATGTCGCCTTGAGGGTTTTGTCCTCAATCTTCGGCGTCACGGACAGCGGCACGCGGTTGAACCAGTCCAGGCTTTGCTTCATCAGCGAGCTGTCGATCATGAACCACGCATTGCTGTCAGTCAGGTAGTGCCAGGGCGCTACCTGAAACCGTCCAGCCTGCGGGTTGATGTCGTTGTCGCCGCTGCCCGGCTTTTGCAGGGTGTTGGCGATCACCAGTCCTTCGTCTTCCAGCGCGGGCGGCACCAGCAGCAGGTTAGGCGTCACGCCCATCTTGTTGCCGTTGTCGTCGGTGAAGGCCATCATCGCCTCGCGGACAATCGCTACGTTGTCGCGGGTCAGCGAGTAGGTGCCCTCGTTGCTCTGGGTCGTGCCAGCCTTCTGCGGGCTGTTCGGGTGCGCCGTCGAGCATAGCCCGACTGCGTCCGCGCCAGCATAGGGGGCGGTGTCAGTGAAAGCGTTGTTGAAGATCGACGCGGCGTCAACCTCGCGCTTCAAGGAAGCGCTGTCGCCCACGCGATCCACCAGCCGGAACACCTGCGCGAAATTGGCGTCGTCGATTGTCTTGCGCTCGACGGCCATCTCCAGCGCGAATTCCAGATGGGTATAGGTTGACTTATAGCCCTGATCGAAGTCAGCCTGCCCGATGACGCGGGATTGCTCATAGGCGTTCCATGCGTCAATGCCCACCGCGCCCACGCCCGAAACCTGCTCGTAAGCGCGCGCCGAACCCTGCACGTTAAACAGAGCGGGAATCAGCGAAGCCCGGCGGTTAAAAGCCTGGTCGAAACGGAAGCGCACGATAGGGTCAAGCGCGTCCGCCCATAGACCGTTGCGTTCAGAAATGATAGCCATTGGTTGCGCTCTCCTTTACTGCGCTTTGTTGTCGACGTGCTTGCCGGTGTTGAAGCAAACGAGGGTTTCCTCGCT